GACCTTACCGCTCTCGACGCGATTCCTGCTATCCTCGTTGACCGTGACTGGTTCATGGTTTACGACAACCTCCTCCAGTTCGACGAGATGTACATCGGCGAGGGTATGTATTGGCAGTATTGGCTTCACGTCTGGAAGACGTTCTCCGTCTCTCCGTTCGCTAATGCCATTACGTTCGTTCCCGCTACGCCTACCGTTACCGGCGTGACGGTCAGCCCGACCGCCGCCGAGATTACCGGCGCTACCGGTGGTACGGTTCAGGTTACTGCTACCGTGGCTACCACCAACTTCGCGCCACAGGAAGTGACTTACACTTCTGACAACGCCGCCGTCACCGTGACAGCCGCTGGACTTGCCACCGTTCCCGTAGGTACGAGCGCCGGTACGGCTAAGATTACCGCGACTTCCACGTTCGATACTACGAAGAAAGCGGTTTGCACCATTACGATTAAGTAAGGTGTCGAACACAGAGGGAGGGGTTACCTCCTCCCCTCCCTCTAATTTATAAGAAAGGAGAAGAATATGTCAGAAGTTGCACCGAATACAATCGTAAAATTCTTAAAGGGTGTGCCGCTGGAAGCGACGTATGAGAACACGGTGTATTGGGACACGGCTACAAAAACAAAAGCTGACCAAGCTACCGCTTTTAATGCGTATGTAAAACAGGCTGTAGTTGACCCTGTTAGTGGCGTTCCGTATTCGTTTACGTTGAACAATCAGAGTTACCAGAGATATGGGCGCAACCAAATTCGCGTTCAGATTCCCATGGATTTGCTGTTGGATTGTAACTATCTAATGTTCAACAATCAGCGGTTCGGAAACAAATGGTTCTACGCATTTATCACTAAGCTGGAATATGTTAATGAGGTAACAACTACCGTTAGCTATGAGATTGACGTGTTGCAGACGTGGGCGTTCGACTACAAGCCAAACCCCTCTTATATCGAGCGTTGTCATTCTGAGACAGATGACCCCGGAGATAATCTCGTAGAGGAAAATCTTGAACTTGGCGAATACATTTGGCAACAAGATAGCTTCACCGTCCCGACTGGTTTTGACGAGCTTGATAAAATCGGTTACTTTATCTGCGCGCCATGGATTGCAACTGTCACAGTTGATGAACAGGGCGATAGAACTGTCACAATCGAGAAAGATAATCGAGGGATTTACGTTTCAGGGCTATTCAATGGCGTGTATATCAACGCTTATGATAATCTCAATGACGCGAGGGCTGTTATTGCCGAAGCTACAAGAACTCTTGGTGACCAATCAACCGCCATTCTTGCCGTATACATCGCGCCATACAATTCCTACAAATTTGGTACAGACTATGCTATGTACTTGAAAAATGTGGCGTTTGACAGCGGCTCATATTCTGACCCCGATTCGCCCACCGGCACATATTTCCCCTTTAACTCGAAGCTATACACATACCCCTATCGCGGGATTCTTGTGCAAAACGCTAACGGTGAGAGCCACATCTATCGTTACGAATATTTCCGAAATAGAATCACCACATCATCTACTTGGAATTACAACTGTGAGTTTGAAGCGATTTGTGACCCCACGCCAAATGGTACAATCTTTATGGTTCCTATCAACTATAAAGAGGGCTGGATTAAGGGTGTCGATTATCCGGCTGAATCAAAAGCCAAGATTGCCTTTAACTGGCGCGAATCTATGACGAGCGGGTCGTATAGTCAACTGTCCTTTACCACGGATTCCTACACGAGCTATCTCGCTCAGTCTGGCGTGGTGCAGGTGCTGGATGGATTGGGGGCTAATGTCAGCACTTCTACCGGATTTGGCGGCGGAACGTCTATGCTGAACATCGTGGGTAATGCTCTTAGCTCTTTAATCGGTGGTGCGCTGACGGCTATAGGCGGTAGTGTGGTTGCCGGAACAGTTGGCGGCGTTGGCGGGGTCGTTTCTTCGCTTTCTGAAAACTTCAAAGCGCAGAATATGCCGAACAGCACGATGGGCGTTTCCGGCTCAAAACAACTTCCAATCGACTTCAAGGTTGGTACATTCCAGTTTTTCAATTTCCGAATCACGAAAGAGTATGCCCAAAAGCTTGACAACTTTTTCAGTCTGTACGGATATTCGGATAAGTCTACAAAAGTCCCGCCGAGACATAATCGCCTACATTGGACTTATTGTAAAACGCAGAACTGTACGATTGATGGTTCTATTCCTGCCGACGATGAGCGCCGAATTTGTGACCTGTATAATGCTGGTATTCGGTGGTGGGTCAATCTAAACGAAATCGGTAAGTATGATACATTAATTCAAGACAATTATGTTCTTCCGCAAGGTGGTGAATAAATGGCAAGAAAACGCAATAGCCGCGAGTTCTGGCAGAGTGCTTGTAGCAATGACAAAACATTCCTCATGTACTATAACCGTCTTACGGAACTCGCTACTTCCATGTTCGAGTGGAAGAATCTCCCTGATACCGTAGACCCGCGCTTCCTCGAACTCGTCCTCTATTCCAAGGGGCAGGCGGTATTCTTCTACGACGGTCAACCCGCCGAGAATCCGCTGGGATACCTCGCTCTCAATGTAGCGGCTTCCGCCCCGTTCAATGTGTATTGTATCCCCAAGGGTAGACGCGCGTATGCTATCACGGGGGCGCAATGGAATCTGGATGAGAGCAATTCGGTTATTATTTACAATAACTATCTCCGTATTCCGACCATGTTCGAGATGGAATACTACGCCCAGCGCCTATGGGATTTAGACCGGACGATTGACATTAACGCCCGCGCTCAGAAAACGCCTATTCTCTTGAAGTGTGAAGAGAATCAGCGGCTAACGATGCTGAATCTCTATAAGGAGTATGATGGCAACGCGCCTGTTATCTTCGGAGATAAGAATCTCTCTCCGAATGGTTTACAGGTTCTCGCTACCGGCGCTGAGTTCACGGCTGACAGAATCTATGAACTCCGCACGAAGATTTGGAATGAAGCTATGGAGCGGCTGGGCATCTCTTCCGTACAGCATAAGGCTGAGAGACTGGTA